GGGGTCACCAGATGGAAACATTAAAAGATCTCCTGCTTTTGGTGAATAGGTAAAATCAAGATCTGGAAACTCTAAAACTCCGTCTTTTTTCATCGTATTTAAATACACGAGGGCACTGTATTTAAAATAATAATTAACTCCAGCATCTGTATCGTGGTGTATTTTAATAAACGATCCTGGAACTTGTTTTGTCATTGAAAATGAGGTAACATAAAGATCCTTTTCATTTGAATATTGATCTTTTACTGTCCGCTCTACTTTTCTAAATAGCTCTCGAACTTTGGGTTCAAGGTCCTCTAAAAATGACAAATCTAGATTAGTTTTTCTTCCTATTGCTTGGGTTGACCCCAGGGACAGTTCATCTCCAAAAAGTAGTACAAATCTTTTACTTTTATTGGTTTGCCAAAACCTGTGAATATTAGAGTCTATGTAGTTTATATAAAAATCACACTCTTCTTGAGTGAAAAAATTGTTTACTACTTTTACTTGACTCATTCTACTATTATACTTTGTTTTATGGATCAAAATCTTGCTGAGGGTAAGGCGCTACTATACGCCAGGGTTTCCACCCAAATGCAGGTAGACGATGGGGTGTCGTTGGGGGCCCAGGAAAGACAACTAATCCAAGCAGCGCAGCTCTATGGCTTCACTGAGTGGGAAGTAATGCTGGAAGAAGGTCGCTCCGGTAAGAATGTCTCTGGCCGACCAAAATTAATAGACGCCCTCCATCAGTTAGACGAAGGCAAAGCGCAAGCACTGATTGTGACCAGGATTGATAGGTTGGCTAGATCAACCAAGGACTTCTTGGATATCGTGGACAGGGCTGGTCGTAATGGTTGGCGATTGATCATGTTAGACCTAAATCTTGACACATCTACGTATCAGGGTAGATTTGTGGTCACGATAATGTCAGCCCTAGCTGAGATGGAGCGAGGCATTATCGCTGAGCGAGCCAAAGACATCCACAAAGATCGGAGAGAGCGGGGGGTGGTCTGGGGCAAAGATATGGGACCAAAGCAGGTAATATCTCCTGCCGTCGCTGAGCAAATTAAACTCAAGCGGAGCCTAGGCCACTCGTATCAAGCGATAGCTGATAGCCTTAATCATCAGGGGGTACCGTCTGCCCGAGGGGGCAGTTGGTATGCTTCAAGCGTAAAAAACATAGTAGACGCCACTATTGTCGAGGTAGAAGATGCAGACACCGAAGAGAGTTAAAATTGGTGCACAGGTCTTCAGGATCGAGGAGCGAGACTCTAAAAAAGATGGCACCCTAAACGATAACTCTTATGGCTACACGCTTGATCAGGGCAATCTGATCGTAATAGACGCCAATATTGCATTCACCAAAAAGCAGCAGACGCTCCTACATGAAATCATTCATGCGATTGGTATGGTATACGGAAGCGGACAAAAAGAGCCGAGCAGCAAAGATAACTATGATGTTTGGGAACACCACTTTATTGGCATCTGGGAAGCACCTATGCTATCGTTTATAAAAGACAATCCAACTGTGATTGCTTGGATGCAACTAGAAGAGGAACCTAATGGGGAGAAAAAGGAAGGCGTCAGAGCCTCTAGTACCTCGGCCAAACGCTGAGTGGGAGTATAAAACAGAAATCCAGGTTCATGGCAGACATATCAGTCCAGGTACCGAGCTAAAAATAATTGATGAGCGCGGACGCTTCAGATTCATCCGACATGTAAAAAATAAAAATGGGGCAGAGTGGATAGATGTTTGGGGCGGACCAAAGGGGGCGGAAAATTGGCGAAGCTTCAAAATGGATCGAATTAAGCGTGTTCACTACAAAAACCAAACCGTTAAAAACTTAGCACTAGAGTATAAAGAAAAGCTTGTAAACAAAAAAGCTGAGCAATGAAAATATTAGGTATAAACGAAACTACCCATGATGCCGCGGTTTGTTTAATAGATGGTGGGGAGATAGTATTCGCCGGTCACGCTGAGCGCTATACCAAAGAAAAAAACGACTGGTATACGAATGATTTGCTTATAGCAGACGCCCTTACGTACGGAAAGCCAGACAAGATTGCCTACTATGAAGACTATTGGCTAAAGAAGCTCAGGATTGCTAGGCACGGTGGGTTTGGGGGCGGAAAGCCATACTTCAAGTCGAGCCCACTGCTTAGGGGGATTCCGGTAAAAAGCTTTAAGCACCACTACTCGCACGCGGCGGCTGGCTACTACACATCCAACATGACAGACGCCCTTATTGTTGTGCTAGACGCCATCGGAGAATTTGATACTGGGTCTATTTGGGTTGGTGAAGGTAACAAGATAAAGCCAGTTGATAAATTGAAGTACCCACTTAGCTTTGGACTTTTCTATTCTGCGTTTACTGATCTGCTTGGTCTTAAGGCCAATGAAGAAGAGTACATCATGATGGGGATGGCTGCCTATGGCGATTCTAAGCGATATTGGAAAAAGGTAAACAGCTACTTCCCCTGGGTCGGCAACCAGAAGTACAACCTCCACCAAGGTATAACCGACTGGGACGAGCCAATAGATGAGCAAGCTAAGTTTGATATAGCCGCCGCTGTGCAAGCTGTGTACGAGCAAAGACTCTGGGACATCATGTGTAGCTACAAAGTAGAAACAGGAAAAGAAAATCTAGTCTTTATGGGTGGCTGTGCATTGAACAGCAAGGCTAACACCATGTTGTGGGATATCTTTAAGAACGTATGGATTATGCCAAATCCAGGAGATGCTGGTTCAGCTCTTGGGGCTGCTGCAGCTCTGTATGGCAAGCACTTAGACTGGCAGGGTCCATATTTGGGACATGACTTGGGTGGCGAGTATCCCGTAGACAAAATAATAAACGCCCTTATTGAAGACAAGATAGCACCAGTTGCATCTGGAAGAGCTGAGTATGGGCCCAGGGCGTTAGGCAATAGAAGTATCCTGGCTGATCCAAGAGATCCTGATATCAAAGACAAAGTCAATCTAATCAAGAAGCGTGAGCTGTTTAGGCCATTTGCTCCGGTGGTTATGGAAGAGCATGCTGGTGAGTGGTTCGATATGGACTATACATCTCCATATATGCAATACACGCCTAGATGTTTAAAACCAGATATGATTCCCAGTGTTGTGCATGCCGATGGAACTTCTAGAGTACAAACAGTAAATGTCTGGCAACACCCTGGGCTTTACGGAGTTTTGGCTAAATTTTACTCAATAACTGGTGTCCCTGTTTTATTAAACACTAGTCTAAATATAAAAGGGCAGCCTATAATAAATGATCTTCAAGACATCATTGATTGGGAAGCTTATTATAAAAAAGGAATAATAAAATGATCATTTTGTATTACTTAGAAAAGTTTTGGGTAAAAATTAAATCTTTATTTTCCAAGAAAAAGCCACCAGACAGATTTATTTATTAAATGAAAATTAGACAAAAAGATTGCGTTACTTGTTCTCCAAGCAAAGATACGTGCATAGTTATCTCTACTGACACTTATTTTGTTGACTACGCCAAAACTTTATTAAAAAGTATAAGTGCCAACTACAGTGGAACCAACAAGCTAAAAGTTTTTGTTCTCTCCCCCGAGAACGTCCACCACAGAAGTTCCGACTTCATATTTCCTAACTTGGACATTGAATTTACTTATCCGGAAGGCATTCGGCCACACGAGAAAAGTGGATTTGTGGACAGGATGTATAAAAATAAACAATATACGGGGACATCTCTTTACCGATACTTTGTCGGCAGCGTTTGTATGGACTACAAAAAAGCTGTCTACATAGACGTTGATTGCATAATTGCTAGGGACATTCAACCACTGCTAGATTACAAACTAGTAGACGCGCCTATTGCTGCTTTTCCTGAAATCCAGCTGAGCTTTCCAGAAAACGAAACATTTAAGGATACTTCTATCTTTAATAGTGGAGTTTTAGTAATCAATTTGGAGTATTTTAGAAAAAACAACATTGAGGAAGTTTTGATGAATGTTTCCATGAACTTCACTGATTGGCTTGGGTATGCAGATCAAGATGTACTTAATGTTGTATTTAAAAACAATTGGTCCCCCCTAAGCATCAATTTTAACTATTTAGTAAATATTTACAAGTCCCTTCCTGTTTTAGATCCTGTTGTTGTACACTTTGCTGGTAAAAGTAAGCCGTGGCTTTCTGGAACTCAGGAAAGCAAGTGGAAACAGCTATGGAAGAGCTACCATGACAATTAAGCCCCACTACGATGTTCTAATTGCTACTCCCGGAAAAATGATTCACGCTGAATATGTAAGTAGCCTTGTGCAGACCATAAAATGGCTAGAGTCGGAGGGCCTAACTTATAGATTTTTGAATAAGCAGGGGTCTCTAATTTCCAGCACAAGAGAGTTGACTGCTCTCGACTCATATACCCCAAATTGGGAAACTCGCGAAGTGGGCGGCGGTGCCTATACATATGGAAAGATTTTTTGGATTGACTCGGACATTGAGTGGAGTGTAGAAGCTTTTGCTCAGATCTATGAAAGCGACTTAGACATTGTAGGTGGACTCTATCAGACTGCACCAGATGGTCGAGTTGCTGTTGCATTTTATGATGGGGCTGGTCAACCAACCGTTGTGCGTGAGCAGGATTTTATTATGTTAGATCCTGAGCCCCAGGAGTGCTACGGAATTGGCTTTGGCTTTGTGGCAATGAAGAGTGGTGTGTTTGAAAAGTGTGACAGACCGTGGTTTTTGATGGAAAGAATCCGCTGGGAGCACTTAGATTTTGATCTAAATATAGGTGAGGATTATTCGTTTTGCGTAAATGCTAGACGTAACGGTATACTTACATATGTAGATCCAACGGTTAAAGTTAAGCATCACAAAGGCATTGCTTACGAAATTCGTTAAGCATCTAGGGTCCCATCGTTTAGTGGCCTAGGACGCCGCCCTTTCACGGCGGTAGCACGGGTTCGAATCCCGTTGGGACTGCAGAGGAGAAAAATGAGTGTCACTGTTATAACCCCGACTACGGGTGCGCCTGAGCTAGTAGACGCCCTTATTGGTGTGGCAAACCAGGACTATGACGGACCTATCGAGCATTTAGTAGTAGTCGACGGTCAAGAGTTTGTTCCAGGAGTTGAGAGAGCCATAGAGCAGTCTGGGACGAATCCAACTGTGATGGTGCTGCCCAACAACACCGGAGCTGGGGGATGGAATGGGCATAGGATTTATGCGTCTGTTCCTTTTTTGATTGATTCTAAATACATTGCTTTTTTAGATCAAGATAATTGGTTCTTAAATAATCACGTCTCTAGTCTGGTTTCTACTATAGAAAATGACTCCAAGCTTAAAGTAGCTTTTTCTTTGAGATCACTTTTTGACAAAGATAAAAACTATATAGATGACGACAATTGCGAGTCTTTAGGTAAATGGCCGGTTTGGAATTCTAATGGGTCTCAGTTTTTAATTGACACTAGCTGCTTTTTATTTGAGACAGATTTTATACAACACACTGCAAGATTCTGGAACGTAAAGCTTATTGCAGACAGAAACTACACTATGCATTTGTATAGACAGCACGCTGCAAGATATGGAACTAGTGGTCTATACACAATGTGCTACAGATTGGGTGGAACTGAAAGATCTGTAAGTAAAGAATTTTTATTGGTAGGTAATGCTTTTAACAAAGAATTATATAAAAATAAAAAATTTCCTTGGCTGGGTCAATAGTTGAAGAATAAATAAAAAAACAATAAACTTTCATTGCGAGACTTAGCTCAGCTGGTTAGAGCCCCGAACTCATAATTCGGTCGTCGTGGGTTCAAGTCCCACAGTCTCGACTTACCCCCTATAGCTCAGTTGGAAGAGCAGCGGACTTTTAATCCGCGGGCCGTAGGATCGAAACCTACTGGGGGGACTCTGCCCCCGTGTACTCCAATGGCAGAGAGAGCCGACTTAAAATCGGTACAGTATCGGTTCGAGTCCGATGGCGGGGACCAAGGCTGGATCTACTGTTTTTCAAGTAAATTGAAAAATTGCAAATCTAAGTAATTTAAGTTTTCTACAGCTTCTCTGTGCTTTTCTAGTCCAGGTCTGTCTTGATAAATAGAATCATTTAACACTTTAGGTATGAAATGTTTTTTATACATTTCTGAAAGCGCTCTATGTATGTTGGGGCTATTGTATTCGAATATTTTGGTTTTGTTTGCTTCTACTATTTCTATAGCCTCTGCTGCATCGGTGGAATAGTTTTCTACATACCAACCAGACTCTGCCATTTCTTTGACGTCTGGCACCATATTGTTGTACAGCTCTCTATTTACAGTTCCAGTTAAAAATTTAATATTTGTGTTTACGAAGTTATTAATTTTTCCGTTTTCTAGATACATATTAAATACTTCATCAAAAGACATCTCTGGGTAGAATCCCTGCCTCATGTAATTTATACGGCTAAAGGTTAGGCTTACTGGATCTCTGACAATAGCAAAATTTTCGTCTAAATCTTTTATTGGATTGGTGGCATAGTGACCGCTAACATATTTAAATCTTGAAAAAGACTCTGGAAGTTTTTCTCTATGGCCAGAGAAGCGATCGTTAAAGGTATTTACTATTTCTTGTCTGACTAGGGTTCCAGAGGTTCTCGGGATATGTAAGTGATAAATAGACATATTAGCTCTTTCTTCCCCATTTAATTTTAGACCAGATTCTTTCATGCCAGAAGTAGACGACTATTTTTACTAAAACTTCTAAGCTAACAATTGCACTAGCATAATCTATCCTCCCCGTAATAATTAGGGATATAACAAAAGTATTTAAGCTCTGCCAGAACCTATAAGTTAGAGCTTTAACTATAGATCTAGATTTAGATTCCAAGTTCTTTCCTTTTTTGAGTTGCAGATATTGCTTGAATCTCCGGAGGAAGCTCCACGTGTTCTATCTTGTATCCAACATCTCTTCCGTATACGATGTTGGTAATGTTGGGTAGCCTTACCACCAATCCGTTTTGCTGTATAGATCTGCTATCTTTATATATTCTATCTCTAACTTCCTCATAAGTGAGCGGATCTTTTTCCGAAGTCGCATATGTGTTTCTTACTCCTACTAAAACCTGGCTTGTTCTTTTGTGTGCCTCTACTAGCAGTGCTTCGTGCCCCTCGTGCCATGGCTGATATCTACCAAGCTGAAGAGTTGTTGGTGCTGACCAATCAAAAAGGTTGAACTGCTTAATTATATCATCGGCCTTATTGTCTTGCTCTAGGTCTGTAAATTTATAGTCAAAATAGTCTGGGTTAATCCACAAAGAATTTGTATCCGAGTAGCGGCTATCTGAAATAGTGTCCATCCAGACAACAAAATCGGCTAGTCCGAATGCTTTCCTGGTTTCCGGAGTGGGACAAACAAAATCTACAATTACTAGTCTTCCCTGCTTGGCTAGCAGTCTGGCCATAGCTCCAAGGCGTCTAGCTTGCTCAATTCGATCTTCTATTGAAAATTCTAGGTCAGAACAAAGATCCGCCCTAACCTCGTCGGCATTAAGTAGGATGGCATCTGTCCTCGAGGCGAGCTCTTTGGCTAGAGTAGTTTTTCCACTTCCTGGCAGTCCAATTATTTGCAATATTTGACTCATGGGTATAGTATAGTCAAATGGTAAGCAAAAAGAGGTCTTGGGCCAAATCTTTAACTTGGCGAATTGTGGCCATTCTTAGTACCTTTTTAGTCGGCTATGTTCTTAGTGGAAGTATAGACTTTGCAGCATCATTAGCTCTCATATCTAACTTAATTAACTTTGTCTTGTATTATGTCCACGAGCGGGTTTGGCTTAAAATTACCTGGGGTAGGGGATGAATAAATGAGAAAAACTTCAGAGCAGTTTAATTTTAAAAATCATGGAAATTATGAGGTAAAACTTATAAAAGCCCATATTGAGGGTTTTTCAGATCAATGGGAGATTGACACTTCCAGGCAAGAAAGCTATGAAGTACACAAGGATACAGTATCTTACTTTCTATATAAATCAAATTTACTTTGGAAACCCGGGCAGACATTTACGTCTGAATTAGTTTCTGATGACACAAAATTACTTGATTTAGTAGAGCCCATAGTTAAAGATTTAGAAAATAAGCACAACGGCAAAAGGGGCAATGTCATTTTGATCAAACTAAAAGCCAGAAAAAGCATACCGGCGCACCAGGACTCGGGGGAATATTTAATGCTTTCGAGGAGAAACCACATTCCTATTGTGAGTTTTGGCGGAGTATTCTTTGGCGTCGGAGAAGATAGCGTGCCAATGCAGGACGGGGAGTGCTGGGAAATAAATAACTCTAGGAC